TTCTCTTTCCCACGAGTTTTTCAGCCATCCTTGCTCCTTTGCTTCTTTGGGGTTTGTTGTAATCCAGTGATGGCAGATAAAGCACAATGCTGCGCAATTCTTTTCATCTAGGATCGATCCCCCTCTAGCTCTGGAAAGAATCTCGTGAACTTGAGATGATGGTGCAATCCAACATCTTTCGCACTTTGGTCTTTCGCTGAGTATCTTTGCAACGAGTTTTCGTCGCAAAACGTATTTTTGTGCCATTTTCTTTGATCTTGCTCTCATGTATATTGTCCAGTCGCTTCTGCTCCAAATTGAGTTCTCAAAGCAGCTGAGACCGACTGACCAATGCTTATCTGTGCTCGCAATGTATTTATTCTTTCTTTGCATGCTCGTAAAACTTGCTCGGCAAGTTCCATTTCTAGTTTTAGATCAGAACATTTAAGATTTGCTTCATACTTACGCAAATCCATAGATCCAATAGATTCAATAAAAGCCATTGCATAACTTTTCTCAAACTTTGCTTTTTTTTCGACAAAGTCGTGGTCTAATTCGGCAATGTCTTCCGTTGCTTTATCTAAAAGTCTAGACAGTTCGCTTAGACGTTTAATAACTTCTGTTTGATTTGGTAACATTATTTGCTCTTATCTATTTTTTGACAAGTTTTACATACTAGTGGATCGCCCATGAGTCTTTGAAACTCTGGAAAGTATGTCCAAATTCCGCAAGATTCGCACCTAATGATATTAGTGTCAATCATTTCTTTGACCTGCCAAAAATGATTCAAACTTAGTCATGTTTTCAGGCAATTGACCTTTTAAGATTTTACGAGCCATCGATGATATTTCACCAATTGAATTACCTGACCACAATGGTTCATAAGGTAAATATGCACCATTTAAGTAAGTTTTTATCCATTGAGCTCCTGGAATATGTTGTTCGTAAATATGCATAGAACCGACATTGTGAACGTATGCACCCATTTCAAGATCTAAGGCTTTTGCAATAGCACCTTGTAAACCAATAAATTGTGTTAAGTCATATGGCAGTCCAAGATAAACATCATTGCTTCTCATGTTAGTTCTGGCAATAAGTTTTTCGTCTCTGATAAAATATTGCAAATTTAATGTACACGGCACATCTCTTACATTTGCATTAAGATCTTTATTAGAATCAAATATAGTCAAAACTGCTTGTCGAGTTGAATAATCCTTTTTTAATTGTTCAACTACTTTTGACAAATTGCCGTATAATCTCGGTCCATAAGCTCCGTGCAAAATATTGTGATCCATGTAATTGTTAAAAACTTCTGCAGTATCTGTCATAATTTCTGGATCAGATGTTTGTCCAACAAGTTGTAAACATTCACGTGCTCCAATTTTATGATTAAACTTCCTGTTTTCCATTTTAACAGGAATATGCCATGGACTTTCTATCTTTAATGTCACATTCAGCAATTCTCTAGTAACTTGACCACGAGGCGCAATTGCATCTCCATGTTCGATAGTATATTGAGTTGCCAATTCTAAAGCTTCTGATGGTGTTGCTGTAACTATAAACATTATCTGACCGCCTCGCTTTGAATTATTTTTTTATCTAAATATTTAACTTTATTGTATGCTTGAATGAATAAATTACGTGAAAAAAGAACAAATTCAATTTCTTTTTCTTCACCACGGCTTAATAATTCATCAGCAATTGCATCTTCGGATCTTGTTAAAACTATAAGCTGTGCACCTAGTTTTGCCAATTCCCAATTGCATTGGTCAAATTCTTGTTCATCAAATAGTGATGATCTACCATAGATAAATGGCCATACAATTTCGCCAACATGCCATCTATCTAAAACTAGATTATTAGATCTGATTGGACGGATATATTCTTCAACCCAATTAGTAGAAGTTGGATGAGAAGCATGCAAGTAATCAGCATTTCTTTGATCTGCCAATTTTCTAGCAAACGTTGTTTTGCCTGTTCCGTCAGAACCTTCGATAATTGTTATCATCTAAACTCACCCCAATTTCTATTTGAATCGATTTGTGATGCATTCATAAATTCTGGTTTAACGTCGCCTGCAACATTCCAGACAACAGTACTAGGTTCATGAGGAGCATTAGTCTGGGATAACATAAACCGTTCAAGGCCTTTGCAGTCGTAGGTTGGCGCTGAAGATATTTCTTGATTGATCTTTTCAGCATAATCTGCTGGCTCTCTAAAACCTCTATGGTAGGCTGAAACATCAGCTTTTCCTATTTCACCTGGATGTAGATTTCTGGCAACAGCAACTCCATGAAATTTTGCATTAGGCCAAGTAATTTGCAAAGTTCTTGTCAACACTCCAGTTGAAATAACTGAAACAACATCTTTGGGTTCTGATCGATTTCCCCATTGTTGTAAAGTGGATTTAATTCCAGCAGCAACAACTAAAGGATGATCTAAACCAAATGGAACAAACATTGCATTATTTTCTGCAGCCCATTCTTTTGCGTATTTGTTTAAGACTGGCATGGCAGCAATACGTCTAAAAATAGGTTGTGCTCCACGTTCAATACAAACCAGTTGATGGTCGCTCACAACTTTACTAGCAGGCATAAACAAAGTTAGCTTTTTATTATATTTTTTTGCCAGAGCTGAAAGAGATACACCTGCCCATCCGACTCGCGGTTGGACGTAAACTAAATGATCTGACTCCATTGTTCTAACTAAAAGATCTCCCCATCTTCCCTTTGTGCCTATTCCAGTATTAGAATCGTCCCAAATAGTTGCACCATAAAATGAAGTAATGTTTGGACTAGGTGCATCATCTTCCCAACCTTCTGCAAGTTCTAACCATTCATCTCTTGTTTTATAAGAATATTTATTTGTGTTATCTGTTGTTACCTTAAACATTGTGTGCCTCCAAATGTTTCCTATAAGTCCAATGCTTAGTATGTTCTGGTATCATCGAATTATTTGTCACTTGCCAAGGCTTTAGATGTTCGTAGCCTTTTGGTACATAGCATTCAACATATCGGACATAATCACAAGCAACATCTTCTAAACTAAATCCTTTTCCAAGATCTCGTTCAAGATCTCGTGAATCGTACGGAGATCTAAATTCTTCACAAATTTTATCCATCGCAGCATCAAGAAAATCTTTTTGCTTGTATCCTTCATTTTTGAACAATAAGTTTAAAGCTTCTACCGCATTTTTGCCATAGTTTACGCGACTCCACGGATCTATCAAATCGGGAAAGTACTGAGCAATATCCATTACAAATGCTGTCATTACAAAATGAAAACACTTAAGACCATTAGATCTATGCCATTCATTGATCCAGTCTACACCTTCTCTTATTGACATTGATAAAGGATTGTAAGAAAGGTACGTGTAAAAATCTTTTACTAAATGTGGCATGTATTCCGCAATGTATAACTGTGATCCACGTGGATATTGTTCTGTTGGTTTAGGGAATTGTGGAATTTGGTTACCAATACTTGTAAAAATTGCACGACCTGATTTCATCTCATTCACAACATAATCTCTCATATGTATCATGTTATCTGCTTTCAATGCCATATCAGATAATATGCTGTTACGAAATCCATGGTCATAACTAAATGATGCGCCAGATCCTGTCACGCGGTGGATCATGAACAAGAAAAACCAATCCATTGTATGCAATTGGTAATTGTCAAATCTTGCATCAACTTGCCATTTTTTAGGATTTTTACTGCCATACCAAATCTGTTGGATAGCATTGCTAAACCCTGCAAATTCACGATCTACGGTATCGTAAATAGTAATGTGATGTTGCAATGGATCGTCAACGTGAAGATCTTCTGACGTATCTCGTCCATTTTCACTTGAGATGTTGATTGTTTGAAGTACTGAAGCTCTCTCGTAGTACTTCTTGAAATCTTCCCAATAGATTGTTTCAACTAGTTGCGGCATATGTACTCATATTAGGTTGATTGTTTAACAAATCCCATTCGTAAAACTCTGGAGACAAATGGACTGAACCAGGCTTCTCCATGTAAGTTTTTGCATAAGATTCTGGGTTCATTAAATACCAATTTTGTGGCCATTCATGAACATTTTCGATTTCATATTTTAACTCGTTGGTTAGAGTTGATCTAACAAGATCACGTGATTCCCACGAACCAAAAAATGGTGTACCTTTATAAAATCCAGTCTGAGGGATTTTGCGTCCCTCGTATTCGATTGGATAAGGTGCAGTAACTTCATAAGTACCAATAAGACCTACTGTTTGCAAATCTTCCAATTGCTTTTTTAGGTTTTTCACTAGATCTCGAGCAGAATCTAATGGTTTAAGTTGACGACATAAATGGTGCCTAATATCCACATTGCCAGCATTGATGACCAAATGAGGTACAAAATAAGAAGGCAAATAACTTTTGATAGTTCGTTCTAGTAAACCATGCAAGGTTAGTCCATCATGACGATACACGACGGTGTTTGCTCGGTATCTTGAAATTGAATGCGAATCACCAATTACAACTCTTTGAATATCAAGAACAAGATCTTCATGTTTAATGACTTCGCATTGCATTAAATCTCTGATTTTTGACCATTCGCTGTCGCTGAAATCAAAATCAGTCTTAGCAGCACGTGGTCTTAATATTCTTTCAATATCTCCGATTGGCATGTCCAAAGCTTTTATGTTTGCAAGATCCATATCTAAAACTCTGGCAATTCTGTCTTTTGTTTCTTTGGTATATCCACCAAACAAATTAAAGACTTCACCTTTGAATTCCATTGGCGTAGATACTAGCCAAATATTATTTTTGACTAGATCTTGATTGCCAAATGCAATAACAACGTCTTGATCCAATGCTATTTGAGCCATGCAACGTTGCATACGTGGCCACGCTGATCTGTGGCTAGCAATCCTGTCAGTAAATGATGTAACTATGTCATCTAGTACGTATGTCATTCTAGATGCTCGCAGGCTAGTGGTGTGCATAGAACTGCAGCATCGTCAAATGCTCGATTGCAACTTTGGCACTTTCCTGCTACTCCATCATAGCCTGCCATTTGTCGCCGTGCATTTTTTTCAGCTTTCAAGCAATAAGCTTCGACAATGTCTCTTTCATTGACATTTGCTAATAATATTAAATTGCACCAAAAATGCAAAACGTCAATCATTTCACCAATAAATGCTTCACGATTAAAATGCCTAGAAGTTGCCCATGGTTTCCATCCAGTTTCATTTAATGCTTCGTGTAACTCATCGGTTAATGCCAAGCTCATGTCACGAATATATTGAGCGCGTTCTTCATCATTTAATAGACTAATGTCTGTCTTAAAATGCTTTTTTTGTAACTCACGTTGTGAATTTAGTATTAAATCTAGTCCACTCATTAAATTGCCCCCTGAATTAGTTTGATGTTGTATTCTCTTGCTATTTTTGCTATTGCCTCTAAGTCATAAATAGATCCATCTATTAAATCTAAATATCGGACTTCACTGATTCCGTAACTTGCAATTACTTTAATGCATTCCAAACATGGGTGATGGGTTGTGTATAAATAACCATTGCGCGTTTGATCTGGAGTACAATACCGTAAAGCATTTATTTCTGCATGAATAACGTAGCTGCGCCTAGCATCTCGATCTCCCCAATTGATGTCGACTCCAGACGCAGCTCCGTTATAACCGATGCTTATGATACTTCGATCAGGTCGAAGCACACATGCACCGACTTGTAAGTATGGATCTTCACTGCGACAGGAGGCTGCTTTCGCAATTTCTAATCCATACTTGTCCCAAGACATTCTCATGTTTCACTTACCTTTGTTAAGTTTTCCAGAATTACCTGGATCTCATCATCGGTAAGATCTAAACTACTTGAAATGCTACGGTTGATAATTGTTGCAACCACACTAGGCATTTCTTCTGGACTATGTCCTAAATCTTTGAGTAAATCTTTAATCTTTTTTAAGTCTGGATTAACTCGTTTCATCTTTACTGTCTCAGGTTTATTGCGTTCCATTGCAAGTTCAACTTCTTCTTTAGTTGCAATAGATTTCTCAATGCCTATACCTAAAGCACCAATTGCTCTACCCCAGCAACTTGTTTCCAAGTTTTGTATTTCAGAACCTCTTGTAAACCCTGTTTTACCAGGAAAATATTCTTGTGCAGTGCCAACTCCTGGTCTTGGATCCTCCGGCGTCCGGTAAGCAAATGCTTTACCTATAACTATTACCTGATCTCCAATTGTCTGAAATTGAATTGAATCCATTTGCAAAGATCCATTTGGATACTTTTCATAAAACAATTTTATGCGATGTGGTACATCAACATAATTTTCTAAACGCTTATCCATTTTGCCCCCAACTATCTACCGGTTCCATCAATTTTTCAATATCGTCCATACGATTTGCAAGATCCATGACTGTTAAAAATGAATCCCAGGCAATGTCAGCATCCGTAACTATCCACACACTGGTGCCTTCTTTTGTAATATGAATAATTGCTAATCCATCAATTTCTGGTAATGGTTGTTCAGAACCATCATCGTCTAAATAAAAATCTGCATTAGCGTATGCACATAATTGCATGGCCATTTCACCATAAACGGCAGAACTTGTTTTCCAGTCACAAAGATAAGTTTTGCCTGCTAATGGACCATTATTAAACTTAAGGATCGCATCAAATGTCCCAGCATAATGGTGGAATCTACTTGCTACAACTCTTTCAGTTAAAACAGGTTCTACGTCCCATTCATCTAACCACTGAATATATCCGTGAACGTAGTCAGCAACTTCGCTTTGCACTTCTGCTTCTCCGCCATGAATAATAGTTTCAGCAATTTTATGAATGTCTGTGCCTCGAGCAGCAGCTTTATCACGTTCTGACCAAGGAATTGATTTAAGAAATTGTACGGCTTCATCTCGGCCTCTAGACATCAAATTATCTAGATTTGGATAATTATCCGCTACATATTCTGCAACCATTTTTGCACTCCAATACATGAGTGCAGGCTTTGGCATACCACCACCTAAAAGCGTAGTTACACCTTTGACAGGTAAACCATCAAGAACATATTTATGTCCTCGTTTGGTTTCAATTCGTTCTAGTCCCATGCGCTTTTCAACTGTCTCTTAGTAAAGAAATTGGCAAGATCTCTTTCGTTGGCTTCAATTAAACGTGAATACCTAGAGGCAAAGTTATTGCTAATAGCAAATTGGTGCCCCCGACTCTTGATACCAATCTCCCATCTGAGTTTGTTAATCAAAAGATCTATCGAACAAATATCGTGACCTGCATTTTTCCATTGCCGTGCAAGATCAACTAATTGCTCGTAGATATGTGGATTCTCATGATGGAATTTATTAAATTGTTCATCAATTGGATCAGCCAATAGCGATAATTGCTTTGACTCATACCAATTCCTGGCGGTCTCTGACATGTTAAGCCTTTCGTGTAAGTTGTGATGGTACTAATTTGTTGCATTTAGAATTGACTGCCCAATGAGTCCAACCGGACCAATGATATTTGGCATTCAATGCTGCAAGAAATGCTACATCTTGGTAGATAGGTTCCCATTGATCTATAGACTTTGATTGTAGGTGTTTAACCAACTTCTTTGTCTTAGATTTAGGCATTCCATATTCTACTAATCTGTTAGCAACCATGAAAGATAAACCATGTCTCCATTGTCTATCTAAAAATTGCCATCGTCCTCTAGCTGAGGACTCATCTCCTACTGCTTTGTAGTTTCCTCTAGATTCATGATGACTTACGCATTTTGCATAAGCCAATTGATCTTTAGGAACTCTTGCTGCTGCTGTCTTGTAATCATATGCGTGAGCATTTGGTTGTGATAACAAGAGGGCGGCAACGATTACCATGATCTTCAGATTTGCTCGTTCTGTCGACCAATAAGGACACAAAAAATAAACACATTCATTGTTAGCCTCCTAACTATTGTGTTAACCTTTTTGTTTGTTGTCTATCCATTCTTGCAATTTATCTTGAT